CTGGATGGTGGCGGTCGTAGTGGTAAAACGCTGTTGCTGATGGAATGGATGATAATGCGGGCGATTATGTACCCTGGAAGTCGTCAGATTATCCTGCGGAAAGCCCGAATGCACGCAGAGAAGTCGATTTGGGATGAAACAATGAACGAGTATATTACAGAGGTACTCGATAAGTGTAATATCGGTCAGTATTTGAAGCCGAACAAGGAAAAGCTGACCATGAACTTTTGGAACGGGTCGAGTATCATTATCGACGGGTGTGACGATGAGAAGCGTGTGCGGTCTATTTTCGGGCGTGAATATATCGGCATGTGGTTTAATGAGGCTAGTGAATTTGCTGATTTTGCTATGGTTGAGTATTTGCTGACGCGTGTGGTGCAGCGTGTGGGTATAGACCCTGATTTCAGGGGGTGGAAAAAGTGGCTGCCGGACATTGCGCCTACGCAGATTTACCTGGATACTAACCCGAAAGGCCCGCGACATTGGCTGTATAAGGCGGGTATCCTGCACGTGAACCCTGAAGATGGTGAGCCGTTGCCTAATGCGGATAAGTGGGCGCGTGTTGGCGGGTGGACACCGTATGATAACGCGGATAACCTTGCTGATGATGCTATAAGCGCGTATGAGGGTTTTACGGGGGTTAGGCGTGAGCAGATGTTGCTTGGTAAGTGGGTGGACAATAGTGGGGCTGTATATGATGAATTTGATGAGGATATTCATGTGTGCAAGCGTTGTAAGCGTGAGCCTGATTTGTGTCCGCGTATTTTTAAGGGTGATACTGGGCGTTTTATTCCGGCTCATGCTTTCCGGTCGATTGACTTCGGGTACAAGGATCCGTTTGTGTGTTTGTGGGGTGCGATTGTCGACGAGCAGTTGCTTGTTTACCGGAGTTATTACAAGCGGCGCAAGATTGTGAGTGTTCATGCCGAATGTTTAAAGGCTGAAACGCGGAAGGGTGAGCATTTTTTGTGGACGGTTGCTGACCATGATGCAGAGGATGCCGCGACATTGAAGGCTTCAGGGGTGCGGAATAGGCCAGCGAAGAAGGACAGGCCGTTGATGTCGGGGGTTCAGAGGGTCAAAAAACGGTTGCAATGCGATGAGCGCGGGGTTCCTGGTCTTATGGTTTGCCAGTATTGCGAACCTGTTATAGACGAGTTCTGTAGCTATATGATGGACACGCGCGACGGTATTGACGCACCGGAAAAGGATAAAAACGACCATGCAATGGATAGTCTGCGTTATATGGTCGCCGAGATAGACGGGCGGCGTAAATCTAAGGCGCATTTCTTCTAAAAGTTGACCTCCCTTGGTTTTAATTGAAAGACTTTCAATCTAACCGAGGGGCTAAAATGCTTTATGATCTATCTGACGCTACGCCGGATGTAGTTCTGGCGAATCGCGAGAATTTAGTATATACCAACCGAAAAGACAAACTTTACCTGAACACACTTGCCCTTGACGGTGGGCGTCCTTATGTCGGCAAGCGTTTGAGCCGGTTTCCTGGTGAATCCCGTATTGACTGGGATGGCACTATGTCCGAGGTTAGCAAGAGCAAGTGGAGTGATCTTAGCCATAAGGTCGTTGGGCGTAAACAGCGGGCATACCTGATAAATAACGCCGCGAGGGTTGCCGAGAAAATCCGCCAGTATGTATTCGCTAAAAAGCCGGATCGCGGGAACAGTAATATCGAAATGCGGGCAGATATTACGCGTCAAGGTGATTCTGTCAACGCTTTCATGGGTGATGTCCTGAAGCAGATCATTGCGACTAAATGGTGCTGGATAGGTATTGATGCGCCGAGGACGGAAAGCGTAATATCTAAGGCTGAAGCTGAAGCGAACAAAATTAGACCGTACTGGACGCTTTACACTGCGCTTGAGGTTGTTGACTGGCATTTTGACGATAAGGGCGAGCTTGTATGGCTGATGACCGAGACTTGCAAGTGGGAAAATGCTAATCCAGAAGTATTTGAACAGCCGGTTAAAATTCGTCGTTTGTGGGAGCGCGGGAAGGTTACAGAGTATCAGGTTTCCGAAGCCCCGACCGGTCAAAGCACGCTAACTGACCGGCAGGAAATACAGCTTTCGATAGATAAGGTTCCGTTTGTGCTGGCTGGAGCTATAAGCAGTAAGCCGCATTGGTATGATGATGTCGAGGACATCCAGGCCGCGAGTTTAGACCTTGAATCATCGATGGACACGCTTTTTTATAAGAGCGTATTTGCGCAAATGGTTCTGCCGGAAAGCATCGTAGAAGATCCGACGAGCGAGAATACCGGCTCCGGTGTGAGGCCGACCGTTGAGGCGGTTGTCGGGTTGTCGAACGCTATTACGGAATCGCCAGAGGATAAAGGCATTACGCGCTATATCGGGCCGGATGCAAGCTCGCTGAAGTCGATGCAAGCTGAATTAGGCAGGAAACGCGAGGAGCTTTTCGACGTTGTAGGGTTGCATCTTAATTTTACCAAGAACTTTAGCGAGTCGGCAGATGCGAAACACTTTGACCACCTTGATCCGCAGGCCGTACTGCGTAATTACGCGCAACAGATCGCGGAGGCAGAGGCTAAAGCGTGGGCGATGACCGCTGAACTGAATAGCAGTGTTAAAACGATTGAACCGACATACAGTGACAAGTTCCGCGTTTCAAATATTTACGAAGATTTCAAATCGTTGGTACTGGCCGACAATATGCAGTTGCCGGATGCGGTCAAGAAGCTGAATCTTCACGGCGTAGTTGACACATTGCTTGAAATTACAGATATGCAACTGACAGATGCACAGCGCGCCGAGATAAACAGCCAGATTGAAGCGATGGACTTTGAAGATGAAATCATAATGCCGCCATCTAGTTTGGGCGGTAAGGTGGCGAATGGCGTTACCAAACAAGCTACTGACGACGGCGAAGGTGTTAGGCAATCCGGAGCAGAAGTTGACTGATAAACAATTTTAATGACGCAACGCAGGTCTATCTGCGGGGACTGTTACCGCGTGCAGATTCATGCGGGGAGGTTTAGGCGAACCTTAAAAACGCTGGGAGTAGATCATTGAAAATTAAAGATGTGTTGACTAAAGTTGCGACGGGTGAGGAACTTACGGACGAGGAAAAAAGTTTTCTTGAGTCTTACGAGGAACCGAACGTAGATGCGGCGGCTAACGCTAGGGGCAAAAAGGAGCGCGTCAAACTGCAAAAGCAGATAGACGACCTGAAAGCACTTATCGACGAGAAGAACGCCGAAATTGAGGAGGCCAACTCTGGCGCGAGTGATCTTGAGAAGCTTCAGAAGCAGATTGAAAAATTGACATTAAAGTCTGAAGCGGCTGAGAAAACACTGGCTGATGAACGAGCCGCCCATGCTAATACAGTCAGAAGCAACAAATTGAAGTCGTTGAATGTACCGTGGATGGAAAGCGTACCAAATTCATACAGAGACACAGTGATCGGAGATGCGTTTGCCGACCTGGACACTGATGATCTGGATGATCCTGCAATTGTTAAGCCGATTCTTGATTCTCTTATTGAGAGTCAGAAAAACTTTATCGTTGCAGATACGAAATCCGGCGCGGGTACTGGCGCGACTAAAACTGATGACACATCTATAAAGTCGAATGAAATCACGGCGGACAATGTTCTGTCGCTGGATCAGGAGACATTGGTTAATAACTTAGATGCGGCTTGGAAAGCGGCATCAGAAGGAGCAGAATAATGGCACTTACAAAAGTACAAAAAGAACTTTGGGCGCAGTCTATGGTCAGTCTTTTCGAGACTATGACAGTAGCCGGTCGTCTTGTAAACAGGAATGTTATTGCAGATACACGCGCTGACAAGTGGCACATCACCGCCGCAAGCGAAGTATCAGTGAGTGATGTTTCCGACAGCACCGATATTACTTACGATGACGTTACAGACACCGACACAGAAGTCACAGTCAACTTCGACAAGGCTTTCTCGCTGGTCGATTACGATAGCAACAAAGTAGAAACAAGCATCAATTACATGCCTACATATATCAGGCGTGGTGCTTACAAACTGACAGACGCGCTGGACGAGGGCATTCTTAGCGTACACGCACAGGCTGGATCTAACTTCGATAACGCCGGAACAGACTGGCAGTTTACAAAGACTACTTGCGCTGAAATTCCTGTTTTCTTTGGAAAGCTGGCAAAGGCTGTCAAGGATCTTGACTGGCCTGAGTCACAGCCGCGCTATCTGGTTGTACCTTCTGGATTCAAAGAAGCTATCCTGACTTACACAGGCGGACGCGAAAGCGCACTGGGTGACAGCGATCTGACTGCTGGCCGTCCTGACGCGTTTGTCTATGGTGGTTTCAATGTATTCATCAGCAACAACCTCACAACCGTTTCCACGACTACACACGGCCTTTGCGGTCTCGTAGGTGATGGTATCGCACTGGGCGTCCAGGTCGATCCTAACAGCATGGAAATGATGCGCGCTGAAGGTCGTTTCGCAGACCTGTATCGCGGTCGCATGAGAGCCGGTTACAAGGTTTATCGCTCTGCCGCAGTTGTTGACGTTGAGCTTAACAGCACTGTTGTAGCTACATCATAAGCCCATAGGTGGGGCGGTGTTCCTTTCCGCCGCCCCGCCTTCCTTTAGGGGGTAACAATGAGTTATACACCGAAAAACATACAGCCGAAAGCGGAAGCGGTAAAAGAGGAGTCCGCGCCGGTTGTTGAATCTGAAGTTGTTGAAGAAATCGAAAAAAAGGAAGAGGAATAAAAAATGAAAAATGTTGCAATGGGAATCGTTTGCGCCGTACTGATCGCTGTTGGTCTTTCTGGCGTTGTTTCAATCGCCGCTGATTACACACCGGTATCGCAGGAATCCGCGATTACTTTCAAGGGTGCTGTTACTATCAGTAATGCGTCTGTAATTCTGTCTGCACTTCCTACGGCGACCACCGGTCTTTCAACTGGTGCGCTTTGGGATAGTTCTGGCACAGTTAAAATTGTTCAGTAAATGAACCGGCGCGGGTGAGCTTACCCTTGCCCGCGCTTTTTCTTTCAGGAGGGCTTAATGGCTATTTCAATCACACGCGCACTTGCCGATACATACTTTTCATCGCGTCTTGAAAACGATGTCTGGAAAGCCTTTCCTACTGGCTTACGAGATAAGGCTATCGTAAGCGCGAAAGACGTTATTACCCGCGCCCTGGGCGATGAAGTAACGGATGAAACGTCCGACTCAAACTCAAACTATTATCCTGATCGCGCCGTTTATCATCAAGCCTTGTTTATGCTTATCAACAGCGACCACACCGCCAATGGTGAATTTAGCCCCTAAATGGCCTGGAGCTACAAAGCGCATGGAATCGCGCGACATTTCCGGAAAGACCGTTGCTAAAGAGGCGTTAATGTGGATGAACTGGCGCAACGGCGCGACTATCAAAATAGCGCGGGGGTAATCCATGCCGCCGCTTACCCCTAAAGATCGCGAACGCAAGCTAACCCGCCGAACTGCGTCTAACCGTGTACAGATGGTTGATGCGCTTATGAACGCGCGTAAACACATTGAGGAGCGTTTACTACGGGCGGCAACCAATAAGCGTTTTGCGACCGTTAGACGCGTCCGTGAGGGCATCTATAAGGACATCCAGGCCGAGTATGTTGCCCTGAATGGCGATCTTGATAAATGGTCGCGCAGTAGCATCTTAGATACGTCCGAAGAATGGCATAAAATCGCGGCAGACGATCTGAGACTTACTGACGGCGATAAAGACGTTATTTCGTTTACGCAATTTAGCAAGAAGCACACCGACGACTATTTCGCCCGTATAAGCCCGTTCAAGGCGGCTGAGAACGTGGCAATCAATGCGCACCTTGGCGGCATGGCCAATACGGACATCAGGGCGTTGCAGACGGCTTTCACGGAGTCATTTCGTGAGGCGCACTTGGCCGGTATGACCGCGCCGGAACGCTGGAATCTCATGCAATCAAAGATCCTGAAATACGCCGAGGATCCTGAAACATGGCAGTTTATCGATCGGGCAGGCAGGAAGTGGAAGCGTGGCAATTATTTCAACATGGTGAACCGGACGTTATCGGCGCGGGTATCTACAGATGCTTACAATGATACGCTTATCGAAGAGGGACGCGATCTTGTTCAGATAATTGGCGGCATAGCTCCAAACTCGCATAAAGCTTGTATTGCATGGATGGGTCGTGTTGTCTCCTTAACCGGCAACGACACGCGTTTCCCTGCGCTACAGTCATATATAGACGATGGCGGATTTCACCCCAACTGCATACACTCAACAGCTTATGTTTCCCCTAATTTTGCGCCGACCAAGAAGTTAATTGAAGAACAGCAGGGGCAACCCAAGCCTAAAGTTGCTTCGTCTAGGTCGAAGCCTGTAATTAAGATGAAGAACGCCGACACACCGGCATAGTTGACTATGATATTTTTTATATGAGGATGACAGATGGTTAAAATGGAAGTCGAGAATATTGCCGCCATAGAGCAAGACTTTATAAAGCTTGGCAAGAATATCGCGAAGGAGACACGCAGTAAGCTGATAGAAACTGGTCGCTTTGTCCAGGCTGAAGCAAAAAAACGCTGTCCCGTCGGGCCGACCAAATCACAAGCCGCTAAAGATCCTCATTATAATTATGACAAAAAGAAGTCCAGGGGGTCATTAAAGAACAGTATTGTAATGCGCAGAGGCAGAGATTTTGTTGATGTTGGCGTCATTCAGGGGCCAGCATTAAAATATGCAAATTATATACACAACTTGAGAAACACAGAGGGTGGATGGTTGCTCTTGGGGCCAGGAAGTCGAGCGAAGCGGTCGGAAGAGCGAGTAGGAGAGAAGTTCATCGATAGGGCTTACGACGAAAACGAGAAATTTATAGAAGATATGTTTAAGGGCGGTATCAGCTTGCAAGTAGATAGGTTTAACAATGGCGATTAAAGATCCGACAATTTTAACTAAAGTCGAAACGCAGATTTTCGAATACTTCACTAATGAGGTTGGCGATGCGCCGCAGTATAAAGCCTTTATCGGTGAATTACCGCCGCAAGCGTATAATTGCTGGATGTTCGAGATAAACGG